AAAAACATCTTTTTCATTGTCTTCTCTTGCTATGAAACCGTAACCTTTTGTAGGGTTAAACCATTTCACTTTTCCTTTTATACTCATCTTATTTTTTTCTCCTTTCCTTTAATCTTTTCCCTCAATACTAGTCCCTTTGAAAGGATCATTTTCTGTATCTCTTTTATCTTCATTAAATTTATCTTGTATTTTTGAATCAACATAAGGAGTCTCAATCTCAATCTCTGCTACATCTTCGTATGTTACCTTAATGTCTGATAGTCCTTCTCTTAAAATCTTTTCTTCCTCTATTGTATAAGGCCTCTTTTGTTTTATATCCATAACACAATAATTGCTAATAATATAAGAGCATATCTTGGTACGTGAAATTCTCCAAGTAACCATTTTTTAGCGTCTTTTAAATAATCCATCATTTCCTTTCCTTTTTATTGTTTGTATAGTCTTTACTTTTAAAACTTTTACCAGTATTTAAAACTGATCCTTTTCTACCAAATATTTCATTATAATTATCCTTATATTTTTTGGTAGTTATTCTACTTCTACCATCCCATTTAAATGTAGTAGATTTTGTTAATCTACCTTTACCTGGCATTTACTTTTTCTCTATTTTTTTACAAGTTTCTGTATCAGCTGGGTGTTCTTTTTCAGTAAACCATATGTAAGAATAAACTATATGGTTATCTTTTTCCATACATTTCTTACCAAATGATATTTCTTTTCCAGAACAGGCTGTAATTACAAAAAGTAATAATAAAAACGTCATTATTTTACCCATAGTATTTTAACTCCTTCTCTTTCATTTTTAATTTTATCAATAATTTCTTTAAACATCGTATCTATTTCCATTACAGTATCCCATAAAGTACTCATATCAGCATACTGTTTTGATAACATAAACAACATCAATATTATACAAATAGAGTTTAATAATACTGCAATTTTAATAATCATTAATGTAAATTTTTATTATACAAATCTTCTCTATTATATTTTTTACACAACTTAACAAATACACCATGCCAAAAGGTCTTAGCCCAATCTTCGGTAGAGTTTTTACAAGCTCTAACAGCATTGTTTATAAGTCTTTCAACCTTGTATTTTCCTTCAGTTATTCTTTCTATATCTATCGGTGCCATCATTATACTATACCTCATTTACTTATCTTTGTCAAGCCTCGGGTGAGGTGTTACTTTTATTTCTTTACAAACCGCCTCTATTCCTTCATCTAATATTCTGCTTACTTTACAATCGTAACCAGTTATCTTTGATAAAGCAACATCGTTGGTTGTAGGCATATCATTAGCCGCTAAAGCCACGTCTACACCTGTTTTTGTAAATGTTATTGTCTTATACGTTTCATATGTACCTGCACTTGTACCAATCCACGCTGGTAGGGTTCCACACCCATTCAATGCCACGAGCAATAATATTACACTAATTAGTTTTATTCTTGTCATCTAAATTCACTATTTGGTTTAACTTTAACCTAATCTCATCTGGACTCATGTCATAGTCTTTTACCACATTTTTATAACGTTTTAAATACTTATTATTTCTTATCAATCTGGCTATTTTTCTTTCTAAATTTTCTTTCTTTACAGATAGTGTTAGTTGTTTTTTCATTGATCTTTGTTTCAATGATATATTAGCCGCTATCAATAGTAATACTGCTAATGGATCAAATACAAATATTAATACTACTATAACCCACCTAACAGCCTCATCAAAATGGTCTTTTGCCTGTTCTCCATATATTAATTCAGCAATATATTTAATAGGTCCTACTTCGGCCTCTATCTTATCTTGTTCTAATGCTAAAACTGATTTTTCAGTTATTAAAATTGCAATCTCATCACTTGCACTATAGATTGCCTCATTTAAAAGGTCTCTTTCTTCTTTTTGTGCCTTTCTTTCTTTAAGTCCACGAGTCACATATTCTTTGTCTATATAGACTTCTAATGCCTTATCTAATAATTCTAATTGTTTTTCTGCTCGTACTACGATTAAATTTTGTTGATTAATTCGTTTATCTAATAATTCTATCTTAATATTATTACCAGATATTGGTTTAACTTGATCTAGGTGTGCCTTTGATAGGAAACCAAAGATACCCATAGAGGTTATGAATACTAATACTATAATTGCTATAAACAGATATGTTTTTAAAATTCTAGGTATATCTGAGCGCCAATTATGATATAGCCAAGTAGCGGCCACTAATTTACCAACTTCTAAAGCACTACCCATTGCAATAATAGGTACAACAGCACCTGCGAATAGAGTTGCCAATCCTACAATAGAATAACCAGCGGCTATTACAGATATAGAAATAGCAGTTATAAATGTTAATAAAATTAAGAACATATTAGTCTCTATAGTCTTTTCTTATCTTTTTAATAATACTTTTAACTTTCCAAAAGTAATCTTTATCAGTAGCATATGCTTCAAGCGTATCTACCAAATCTAAACTATCTGCACCTGTGGCCAATAGTTCTCTATATTTTTCATATAAAGTATGATTATTTAGAGTTTTAATATAGTGAGCAACACTATCACACTCGTGTTGGTATACCTTAACTCCCCATTTTTTAGGATTGTTTGTAGGCAACATGTGTGGTTCTTTTAGATCATAGGTTCTCATACCAAATAGGTTTTTACCTACTCTAGCAAACCTACTATTTCCCCAACCCGACTCTAGAGCCGCTTGAGCTAATAATAAATCTAAATCCACTTCTACAAGTGTCTTGTCGTAAAAGTAAACAAAATCTACACATTGATTCACATTTTTTAAAAATTGTTCATTGTTTGTATATTCAAAATTAGGTTGTATTGGCACATCAGCCATTGCTTGTTTCTTATAAAAGTGTAAAGTAAATACACAAGCTATAACTATTACTACAAACATTAAAGTTCTTCCTATTGTTTTTATTGTTTTCATAATTTCCTCGCTATGTAATCGTATCCGACCCATTCTAATCCTTCTTCATCTGTAAATGATTCTAATTTAGATTGATATAAAGATAATCCTTCTTTCATTTTTGCAACTTTAGCAAATATAACAGCTGCCTGTTTATCTGTAAAATTATCATACACGTCTTTAGCCCAATTACCAGTGTAATAAGTTTTTGTTGTACCTGGTAGATTTGATGGTTTCTTCAATTGTTCTAATTGTATCAACGCCTCACCTACTCTGCCTTTCAGGTAAGGGTCAAGTTCTTTCACTTTCCTTCTCGTCATTTCACTCATTATAAATCTAATCCTATTCTATTTAATTTTGTTCGGTAACTATAAAACAAGGAGTTATGGTTACCAGTATCGCCTTCATTGACCATCTGATATAAATGTACCATTTCGTGTGCCAAAGTACATGCAAATTCTTTTTTATTAGTGTAGTAAGGTCTCATATGGAGTTGGTATTCTCTAGTTCCACGTCTATCCCAATCATAAGTTAATACTTGACCATATATTTTTTCTTTTCTTTGGTGATCTCTGATCTGTTTAATCATTATCTTGTTAAACGGAGATAACTTGTTGTTAAAAATTAGTTCATTTAGCATAATAAAATACTTCTTAATATCTTTATAAGTTGTTTTATATTTTCTGGATTTATTTTTAAGGTCTATCTGAATGATCCTTTTAGTTTTGGTGATTCTTGACTTTACTGATTTTCTTAACATACTTACTTTTTCCTCTGTTTAAGTTAATCATTATATACAATCTTTATCAAGTGCTTTAGTATCTTCCAATAATTTACACTTATACTCGTGGTCAGCCTTTAATCTTAATTCTGTCATTACAGAATCTAAAATGTATGGCAAATGTTTCTGTATAACTGAAATCATTTCCAAAGCATAAAGGTGTCCAAGTCTTTCTAGTTCACTTTCTAGGATAGCCTTGTTGTCAATGTCACTGTTTTTAATAGTTTCTGATATAACATGTCCAATAACTGCGTTAGTGTAGTCATCTGCCTTTGCTATACTTGATAAACCGAACCATAATGTGCTACAGATTATCAATATTGTCGCTAAAAACTTTTTCATAATATAATATACCTTTCTTTTTATATATTTATTATATACCAAACCACTAGAATAGTCAAGCGAAAAATATATTTAAAAAGCGTGTAAAATAAGGGTTTTTTAAGGGTACGGTATGTCGCACCCTTAAAAAGTGAGGTTTTAAGTCAATAATTCGTTAAGAATCGACTTGTTTGTCTGTTGCATAAATTCATCTGACCAGTTAAAAGCCTCTTTGACCATCTGAGCCGTTAATCCTTTATACATGTTGTTGATTTTTTTGTCTTTGATACCAATCATAACCTCAGCGTCCTTTTCGTGTAAAGATTCTAATAAACCAAGGAACATCTTTTCTTTATGTAATCTGGTAATTTCTGGATCAGCACCTTTAACAAAGTGCCATAGTTTCTTACTTGCGAATAATAGACTTGTATGTTCTGTTCCTGCTGGAGCTTCATTTGCTATGTAAGGAGGTCTTCCTTCTGGTAAATCAAACTCTATTTTAGGATCAAATGCAGCCTTAAGCAGGCCTCTCATTGCTTGGTTGTTGTGTTGTTTTAAGATTGCTATCTTTTTTGGTTTATCTTTAGCATTGTTAATTTCCGTAAAAATCTCGTGGACAGTAGGTTCTCCTGAGCCTGCTGTTCTGGAAGCCGCCGCTAATGATGGATTTATTTTTGCTATTGCCATAATTTATTCTCCATATATATGTTAGAAGTCATTTACTTGTTCAATCAATGTCTTCAATTTGTTTTTCATAAAGTAATTTAACAGGAGCGACCTGTCTTTAGCTTTATAATTCTTGTAAGTATTTATAATACTTTTTTCTATGTGTTCTGGTATTTGAGACAAGTCAATTAGTCTCTTATTCCGTTGGTAGTTCTTCTTAATTGATGGTTCTATGTCTAATGATGTTTCTATATCAGTAAACTCAGCCAATCTTTTCTTATTAATAGGTCTCTGCCTAACTCCCTTATCTAAAAATATATCATCGGCACTCAATACGTTTGGTACACCGTCTGATCTATCACCCTTAATAATCTGTTCATGTAAGAATTGTATAGGGTCTTCGTTTTCACCAATAAAACCTTTTAATATTGGACTGAATTGGTAAACGTCTCCATAATGGTGTAGTTGGATAAAATCTTTGTCACCAGATACTATCAAATACTTATCTTCTTCTCTCAATTTTATAAGACTAGCAATAATATCATCTGCCTCTGCTTTGGCAACATGCATAACAATATATGGAAAGTTTTCTATTAGTTCATTCTTAATGGTCAACATTATATCAAATATATTGTCCCAATCTGTATCTGAATCTACTCTACCTTTTCGTCTACCATGTTTATAAAGTGTAAATATTTCTCTACGCCAAGGATTGGGAGCGTCTGAACATAATATCATTTTACCATACTCGTCTCTAAATTTTATATTAAAACCTCTCAATGAATTTAAAACCATCTGTCTCACCATATCTAAATTAGGTTTAACTTCTGGCTTACCTCTAGTCTGAACCATTAAGTTAGATATTAATACTTGATTTAAATCCACTAGTATCATTATAGATATTCACTCCAATGTTTTTCTTTAACTAATTTACCTTTTAATTTTGCTCTTAATCTTCCCTTTAATATTTTTATTCTATACTTTATACCATCAATGGTTGTATGCATCCAACCACAATCGTGTGGTTCAATTTGTTTCTTAAACCATTTGTTTGTATCTTCTAATGTTTCTATTTGTTTTTGTAATTGTACTTTAGTTGACATAAATCTCCGTTTAAGTTGAATGGTGGCGATTTCTCGCCACCATTTTATATACTATATGTATATTAGTTTTTGTAAGCGAAAGGCGTACCATACATTTCTTGTATACCAGCAGCTATAATAGCTTTTGTTGGTGTACCTACTCTGTAAGAAGTACCTTTTGCTCCTTTGTTGATATAGATCATATTACCTTGTGATCTTAATTTATCAACCATCGCTCTTGGCGATTGAAGGTCAAATCTGTTTCTCAAAATTTTCCAAGATACAGACTCACCTCTATTCAAAAGATTTAATACCTTTTGAGTTTTGCTCATAGTAGGTCTTCCGACTCTACCAAAAGCTTTCTTTATAGATTTAAACATTGTTTAAGTCTCCTTTTTTATTATTCACTATTTTACAACCTGCAAAGGCGATTCCAGTTGGAATTCCGTTAATCTTTATCATCATCTGTTTCTTCTGTAAAAAATTGGTTGGCACCATTTGATAGGTCGTCAACTTCTTCTTTTACCTCTTTACTAAATGGTCTAGTTGGTGTACGTTTAGCTTCTATTACCCTACTATAATCTATTTTAGCTGATCTATGACCATTCTTTAATTGTTTTATATCTACTAATTTGTCTGTTAAGGAGTGAGACGTATGTTTCATTCCAAAATCTCTGTAGATTAAACCTCTTAATGTGTCTACCACCATAGCCAAGTCTTTTGTAAATGTTAACTTATCTGTTTTTATGGCCATATCTAGAAAACTGTTTATTAATTTCATAACTATATCATCTACAGCAGATTCAATATATTGTTTTGTTTGCTGTTTCTTTAATTGATCGTTAAGTTTGTTTTGAATTTTTTGACTTTGTTGATCTTTACCTACACGCCTTACAATTTTATTTGTAGGAAATTGAATAATGTTTTTAATATCGTCATCGCTCATATTTTATAAAACGTATATTTAACTGTTAATTCTTCCCACACTTTTATAGGTCGTTCAGTATATAAAAAATACTTATTATAGTCTTCAACATCTTCACGCCCTAATACACCTCTCACCTTTATACAATTTGGTTTATCACTATGATTGATAAAACCACCTAACGGTGTTCTTATAAGTTCATCTTTAACAACTATATGTGATAATCCTAAATTAGTATCTTTCTCAATAAATTTTGTTGTAAATATTCCTTGACCCTCTATAGAAGATTTTTGAATTATTAATCCGTCTGGTAATGGTTCATACGTCATTATAGTACATCACCTTTGAAATTTATCTTACCTTCTTCTACAAAATACTCTAACAGTTGGTTATAACCACCAACTAATTGCTCGTCTATCTTCACCTGTGGCATTGATTTTACTTTTTTACCAATGTCCTTTAACATAGCGTCAACAGACGAAAAATCTTCCATCTTTTTTTCTGTGTATTCAAGGCCAAGCTTAGTTAAAAGTTCTTTGGCCTTGGTACAAAAGTGACAATTGTTTTTACTGTATATTACTATTTTCATTGGATTCTTTCATTAAGTTTTCGTAAGCTACGTCTGCTTTCATCTTAACGTTATAAGAATCTACAGCTTCTGAAATAGTGAAATTATACATTTTATTGTATTCACCCATTGGCAATCTTAAGCCAATCCAAGCTCTGTAATATCCATTTTTAGTCATTGTGACATCTTTAGCAAAGATTTCATAACCTCTAACTGGTGTTTCTTTAATTAAGTTTACTATTGTAGACTCAACCTCTGATACAGTTGTCTTGTTATTATTCTTTCCTAGTTCAGTTATGAATTGTTTGCTAGACTTATTCATTTCGCCTTTGATAATGTCGGCTAACTCTGCTTTTGCTATCATCATACCTTTTTCTATTGCTAGATTTAAGTCTGGCGATACAGCAGTACCAACTCCAAAGATACACATTTTATCTTTTTCTTTACCAAATCTTGGCGTGGCACATGCTTTTGATTCAGAAAAATCGGCCATGTACCATTTTGGTACTTGATTTAACACTTTGCCTTTTTCTGATTTTATTTGATAATTAGAAGAACAATTGGAAATCAATAGTCCTAATAATACAACTCCTACGAGTTTTATCGTTTTTTTCATCATATATTTTAATTTACCTCACTCTTAATAGAATACACCATTTCGCCTAATTTGTCAAGTCCCATTTGTACATAGTCCAAAAACTCACCAGCTGAAATTCCAGTGATTACTACGAATAAGAGAGATAAAATGATTAAGTTTTTAATCATTGTTTTACCTTCCATTCACCGTCCTTATTTAAACATGTTTTTCCGAACGACTTAAAAACATGATTTTTTCTACTATACCAACGGCAATACTCTGGTGTTGCAACGTCTCTATAGTAAAACTGAGCAAACAGTTCCCAATAACTAGGACCGTCTACTTTCTTCCTACCATCAGCACATTCAAGGGTTTCTTCTTTTATTATATTATTGCCTTGTTGCTTGATAATAATTTTTACATAACAATATTGATCGGCGGCATTTTTTGGTTCAATTGTCGTGATCTTATCGTAATAAACCTTACCTTTTTCTTTTTCAACTTGTTCAATCTTCTCTAATACTTCAATAGTTTTTTCTACTGTAGATGATACTTCTGTAGATGATATTACTTTTACCTCTGATATTGGTAAAACATTGCCTGTTAAATCAGCTGTCACTCCTTCAACATCTGATTTTGCAACATCGGTTAACATCAATATAGAAAAGGCCATAATCGTGGCCATTAAAAATTCTTTTTTATTCATTTCTCTCCTTGTACATAAAATAACCACCCATAACTATACCTGCAAGGATTATAGTTCTTAATTCTATAGGTGCTGACCAAAATATTTCAAATATTTCTATCAATTTCTATTCCAATCTAATTTTTGTACTAACGGAATCATTATATTTGGATCCGGAAATACTTTTTTGTTTATTTTGTTAACTGATATAGTTAACCAAACTAACATTGCTATTATTACACACTTAGCTAATATGTCTACTTGTTTCGTCATTTGCTCCTAACTTTGTTAATGTATCATTAATTTCATAAAGTTCGTCATTTAAAGTATTTGTTTCACCTGAAAATTCCATTTCGTCCTTTATTTCATCTTTTCTTTTTTTAAGATTTTGTACTGTTGTATTATTCGCCATAATTTCCTTTATCACTTGCTACAAGTTTACATTGTGATTGTATATCTACTATCATATTGTCAACTTCAGCGTCACGCTCTGGTGACTTTGTTTTATTATATTTTGTTTCATATAATCTATCACTAATGACTTTTATACCATTAATCTTTTTGCATAGTTCACTTACTTTATGTATCATTGTTTTAACTCCACCCAACGTCCATCTGGTAATTGACAAGCAGTACCAAATATAACTTCTCTATTAACACCGCCTATACCAATTAATGGCCATCTATTTGTTATATCCACTGTAGCGTCATATTCTTTACACTTAAACGGTCCTTCCATATAAGATCGTGTAATTTTAATTATGCCTGAATTTCCTGTTTTACTATTATACCAATTAGTATATGAAGAACCATTAATACCATTGTTTAAATGATCTACGAATACAGCATTGTGTACATCGTAGTCTGAATTATACATAATTTCTGCACCGGCAAATGCACCAACTAAAGTACAACCAGCGACAACATAGGGATCACTTACTCCCATTTCAAGACATGCACCAGTGGTTGTTGTAGCACCTAAAACTGCTCCTACTTGTGATCTATTTGTAGAAGCACAATTTGTAAGTGCTAAACCGATTAATAATATTAGTATATTTCTAATCATTACTGTTTTATATTAAACAATCCTTTTATTTGGTCTATTGTTTTAGCTAATTGAATTTTACCCTTAGCCCAATTTTCTTTTTGGAACTTTTTAGTTTTTTCAATTTCCATAGACAAGTGATTACCAATCTTCATTGGAACCTCTGAAACTGACTTACCAAATTCTTTTAGTGTCACTTTAGTGTTCTCATCACTTTTTGCCATAGTTGCTGTCATTAAACCAATTATGGTCATTAACATCATCATTGTTCTCATCTTTCCTCTTTCTTTGGTTATTATATTTGTTCTCATATAATTAGTTAAACACTTTTATTAAAATTATGGTTTGCATAATTAACAACACAATTGGAAGTATAGTTCTAATTAATTCCATTATGTGATTATACTCATCTAATTTTCTTTCTAATTTATTTCTTTTCTTTTTCATTAATACCAATCCCTTTGAATTTTTTCTGTTTTCTTCGTAGTTGTCAATCCTGATTTAGATTCTCCAAGGTCTGTAGCTTCATGTTCTCTTTTTTCTTGTCCCATTTTTTCTGCATAAGTCATTCCAAATACTGTCTTATAAAAATGGTCTCTAGGATTTGTTGATCTATAAGCTATCTCTAAATTATCAAAGTTAATATTAACATGTTCATAATAATGTGGTTTGTCTATTTTTAGTTCTTTATGATCTACACAAAATTTAATTCTATTTGTGAAATAATCGTTTTCTTTGGCGTCTTGGTCTTTTAATTTGGACAAAGCAATGTCTTTTTTCTTTGCCTCTGCAAATTCTTTGTATAAATTATCTTTATCGTATCTAAAACTCATAGTAATCCTTCCGTTATATTGTTTATTCTCATTAGGCTATCAGGAACCCTTGTAAATGGCAACCCTACAAGAAACACTGTATTTACTTGTTTTTTCACTCCTGGAAAGCGCCAGGACACGCCAGGAACGCTTTTTCTCGCTGTCTGCATACTAGAGTACCCCCTCTCCAAAAGGTAATACTAGCTGTTTCGCAACTTGTGGTTGCACTTTATCTAGTCTATTTCCAAGATTTTTAAGTCTTGCCGGTAACACTTTAGTTATATTACAATAGGTACAACATACATCTTTTCCAAGTGGTGTTGGATTATGGTAATCCATACCATTATCAATTTCTATTTCGCATATACAACACTTCATTTGTTTTTTCGCTTTCATATTTTACTCCTATTAAAAATCAGTTAGTTCGCCATCAACATTTTGTCTAATATATTCTTCAACTGCCTCAATGTCTTTTTGATATTCGCCTATCTTCTCATCAATCAGCTTATGTGTTGGTTTAAATACTATATTCTCTGGTAGACTCTTCTTAATCTCTTTTAGGTCTGCAAGTGGTCTATCTAAATCGTGACTTGTTGCCATATTATTCTCCTTCTTGTGGTTCATATGAAACAGTATTAATCTGAGTCTCCGGATAGCGGCCGGATAATTCACGCTTATGGCGAGACTCGCCGTCCTCAAATGGTG